CAAAAGAGTTACCGTCTGCGTCAGCAAAGTCGGTGTAAACAACGTTGTAGAACTCGTACTGAATCTCCGGCTCGTTCAACGAGCGGATGTCATTGATGATGTGAAAGCGGTCCGCGTCATCGGACAGCACTGCAGAGAGACATGCATTCCAGTACGCCGGGTTCGAAGACCCGATGAACGTGATGCAGTTACCCTCGTCATTACGTGAAATACGAATAGCCATAATTAGCGAATGATAGAGATAAGGGTGGTCAGCGGCTGGATGAGAATCTCGTTGTTACAACGGATAGCAGGCAGCAGCCGTGCGTTAAGGTCTTCAGGGGAGGCGATGTACGCGGACATCTCAACCCGGTTAAGGAACACCTGTCCTTGCGTACCCGTACCGAAGTAAATAGGCTGGGTTGTCAAGGGGAAGGTAAAGGTAACAGCGTCGTTCTCGTCACGCGTAGCGAAGATAAGACCAACCTCCAACGTGGAGTTAGCAATCTGCGGGATAGCGTTAAAGGAGAAACGGACCTTCACGAGGTCTCCGACGTTAGCCTGCTTGAGGTTGTAGGAACCGGTAGCCTCCGTGTACTGCAAGTCACCCGTGGTAACAGCAGCGCTCAGGCTAGTGTCCTCAAAGTCGATGAGGCTGTCAATGCCTTCTGGCATGTGGATGCCACCGAACAGTCCCTTCGTTTGGTCGAAGGTGGGGTCAGTGACAGGGAAGTAAGCGACGTCGTTAGCAATCTGACGTGCGGTGCTAAAGCCAAACCGCTTCCAGATTCCTGCGTCTGCTTGTTCGTTCGTGTACTGAACGTTGCTACCGAGGTCGTTGGCTCCAGACTGTCCGTCCGAACGCTCAGCGAATCCACCGGTAAACTCGTAGCCAGTCTTACTGTCTGCTTCTCCACCGCCGACTCCGCCGGCAATGAGGTCGCGCATAAGCTGGGCTTCTTGGGGGTCATCAAAGTAAATGGGCTTGCCATTATACATGACCTTTGAAGATGCATTACGTGCCATGGTATAGTAATTTAAGTGGGGGAGCGACCCCCGTGAATTACCCAAAACTACAACAAAAAGGGCCGCCACGCAAGTGACAGCCCTCTTCGTCGTTACTTATATAAGACTTATCCGCCGAAAGCCTTGAGCTTCGCCTTGATGTCCAACAGCATAGAGCTGTTCTTCTTCTGGTTCAGGAAGCGGATAGCGCTGTCCATGTCGTCACCGAGGACCTCGTCACCGAACAGGAACGTGTTACCAGCCTTGCGCAGAACGCCAGCTTCAACACAATCCCAGATGAGAGCGACAGTCTCGATGTTCTTGTCCGTGCAGATACGGATAAACTCGCTGTAGTCCTTCTCGAGGAGGTCCTCCAGTTCGAGTTCAATCTGCTGAGCACTAAGACCTTCGGTGCGGATACCGGCAGCCTTAAGCACGAGCACGCTACGGTCAGCGTCGTCGGACAACATGATGAGGTGCTTGTATGCATCCTTACGCTGACGCGTATCGGCAACAGCTGCAGCCTCTTCTTTTTGCGGGTCGGAGATGAAGTACCGGCCTTTGGTAGAGTTCTCGTCCGTGCTCACGTGGGGGTGGGCAGAGACAAACTTGAACTTGACAAAGTCCATCACGTTGATGGGGTTGCCTTCTTCGTCCGTGGAGATGTTCAGGGTAACGCCCTCCTGCGGCACATCGACCGTCAGGTTAGCGTAGAAGCTCTTCACCTCTTTGTTCCAACCAGCTTCGGTCGGGGAGATGCCAAGAATTTCAGGGAGCCACTTCTTCTGCTCGGCGATAGTCAATCCCTTGAGGATGTCACCGCCTTTAAGGAAAACGGAACCAATGCGACGCTTGGCTTCCACATAAACATCGTCCGGCAGATTCGTGGTGTTCGGACGACGGTAAATAAATACAGTCTTCGTAGTCATAATATTGCTGTTTAGACCCAGAGGGTCAATTCTCTAACAGCTAATGTACGACTTCAGACTGGAATTACCAAAAGAAAAAGGGGAGAATCCAAATGGACTCCCCCCTTTCCTTATCGTATCAGCTAGGATTAGCTAGCAACACACTCGAGGTGCAGGCAGTTCGTGGCACGACGAATCGAAATACCAGCTTCCTTGAGGAAGTGCACTGCGGAACCGTCAACGTCCGTGGCGCGGAGAGCGTTACCACCGAATCCGGGAGGCACGCTAGCACCGGCAACAGCCCAACGCATCAGCTCGCGGCCCTTACGGGTCACCATAGCAACGTTGTTCTCACCGTCGTAGACAGACATGTCGAGGAACACCATCCGGTAGGACTCCATTGGGAGACCCGTAACCGGGTGACGCTCAGAAGCCAAAGCACGAGCACCGTGGTCGAACAAGGGCAAGTGACGCACCGTCACCGTGTGTCCGTCGATGTGCTGGTACTGGGTGAAGAATCCACCGAGGCTCAGGTTGCGACCGCTACCGCTGATGAAGCTGGCCGGGTCCGTGTTCTTGATGTAAGAACCGGTAGCGACCTCCTCCTTCATGGCGTTGTCGAACTCCTCCATACCACCGATACCGGTGAAGAGGACAATGTTCATCTGGCTGGCGTCGCTGGCACCGTACATGGCGTCGCGAACAACAGACTTGAGCTTGGCAGCCGTCAGCGTGGAGTAGGTGTCCACGTTAGGAATCTGCTCGAGCACACCACTTCCGAGCGGAACGGGCTTACCGTTCTCGTCCGTCTGGTGGATAACACCGTTGGCGTCGCGGTTGTACTTGCTGTACCACATGGCAAGCTCGCACTCCTCCTTCCAACGAAGCATGTGCTGGTACTCCTCGAAGTCATACCAGAGGTTGGTCGTCCGTCCGCCAACGTTGAACTCGAAGTTCACAACGCGGTCAGGCATGTTGCCCTCGTAGCGGTAAGACTTACGCAACAAGCTAATCTGGTTGCGCATCTTGGACGGAGCCACCCAGTTGCTCTCGGTGCCACGGCTTCCGGAGAAGGCGTTAGCAGCGAACAGCTGAACGGCGAGGATTCCAGCGAGGTCGGAGCTAGACACGGTGGCCGTAGCGTCAGACGTCACGAGCTGAACGGGGTAGACGAATCCACCAGCACCGGGGGTGGGGTCACCCGTGATGCGCAGCTGCGTGTTGTTGGAATCACCGAATTCGATGACGTAGTTCTTGTTGAACCAACGCTCAGCGAAAGTAACGGTACCACCAGCGACAGAGATGTCGGTGTTAGCCACAGCAGCAACAGACTTGTTGATGCGGCCCATCACCGGGTAATCATACTCGATGTCGTTGATGTACTTGACGTTTCCGAGTCCCTCGGTCAGGAAGGAGAGCGGGAAACGCTTGTCCTCACGACCGCTCAGGTGCGTGATGACGGGGGACAAAACGTCCGGTTGCGTCAGCAGTGCATTGGCCAACGAGTTCTCGTCGGTCATGCCCTCGCTGTTGAAGGTGTCCTCATAGAGGCGCAACTTCTTAAGGTTATCAGCCATTGTAGTGGTTGATTAAAGGGTTAAAGTCAGCTTACAGCAAGTCCTTCAAAGAAGGAATCGTGCTCGCCTTGGTCGTGCCCGACTTAGTGCGGGACTTCATACGACTGCCCGCACTTGGAGCAGCAGCAAGTTTAGACTTCAGAGATGAAACCTTCTGAGTGGCAGCGGCGTTACCGGCCAGCTTCTTCAGGTCAAACCCTTGGTAGAGGAGATACTCCACTGCAAGGGCAGTCTCTTGGTCAATATTTTGACGGTCCAAATCCCGCTGCGTCGCACCCTGCTCGTTGACTGGATTAGTCATCCACTCGTAGAACTTGCTACGTTGGCGCTGCGGAATCTGCATACCTTTGAGGTTGCCATTGGAGATGGTGGTCTGAACAGAGTTCCAGTATTGCTCAGCCTCAGCACGCTGCGCGGCGGCAGCCTCCTGTTGTTGGGCAATCAGTTGCTCCTTACGAGTAGCTTGGTTACGCTGAAGCTGCTGCAAGTAGATGCTAGCATTGTCCTTCAGGATACCTGCGTCCTCATAGCTCTCAACCATCCGTGTGATGTCTTCGTCACCAAAGCCTGCTGCGCGCATACCGTCGATAACCACACGCTTCTGGACTGCGACGTTGTCGTCGACGACCATGTTGTTGTAGTCAAGCTCGGCCTGCTGTGCCTCGAAGTAGCGAATCGGGTCACCGTTGTTTGCACGGTACTCGAAGTACTCCTTGACATCTGGCATTGCTGCGAAAATCTTCTCCAGTTGCTCGTTAGCAATCTGCTGTCCGACTGCCGTGGTGTACGCGGCGAGTCCGTCATAGTCCTCTGCAAAGTCTCCCTCAACTTCGTAGCCGAGCTTAGCACCGAGCGTGGCGAACATGCCAGCTTCTTCAGCAACAGGCTCCTCAACAGGGGCCTCTGCCACGGTGGGCTCATCGAGGTCGGCGGTCTCTTCGACTACGTCCTCCTCGACTTCGGGAGTTTCAACAGTGGGTTCTGCGGCTTGCGGCTCTTCAGCCTCAACAGTCTGGTCTGCAGCCTCAATCGGCTCTGCAGTTTCCGGGGTGGTGGCCTCCGTTGGTTCCGGAGTGGTCGTGGCGCCTTCGCCCAACCAATCAACTGACCCGAGGTCAGCGATGCCGAGTCCTTTATTCTCTGACATTGTTCTGTAAATTTAATACCCCCAGCTCATATATCCAAGTGCTGGGGGCATTTTAATTCTATTCGACTTTTACTCGTCGGTCTTTCCGTCGTTATCGTGGTCGGTATCCTTAGACACCGCGTTGATGGTAGCGACTTGAATCTTGTTCTCGCGGTCAAGCTGGTTTTCCTTGGCTTCAAAGTCCTGCTTAGCCTGCTCTTCCTGCTGCTTAGCCATGAGCTGCTGCTCCTGCATCTGCTGCTGGACCTGCTGAGTCTGCTGCTGCAAAGCCTCCTGCTTAGCCTCTACCTCACGGGCCAACTGCTTGATGTGGGCAAAGTTGTCGGAGTCGAGAATCTCAGCGATAGTACCGGGGCCAGTGCCGTTCTGTGCGAAGGACATAGCCATCTGACGCATCGTCCGCAGCTTCTCGTTCTCCTTGCTGCTGTTCTTAGCAAAGATACCGAACTCGCTCTCGCTGTAGTCTGCACCGTCAAGGTCCAGCCACGCGTTGCGGTAGTCGTCAGTAATGTACTGAATCTTCTTGCCACCACGGTAGGCGTGCTTAGACACGTCCAGCAGACCCTGCATCTCCTTCTGCTCGAACTTCTCGAACTTACGGAAGATTTCCTCGGTCATTGCAGTGGACTGCGCGATGGCAGACTCCGTGGTACCTGCACCGTCAGCGGCAGTAATCTGTCCCTTACGCTGGCGGCTGATGCCCAGAAGCTCCTCCCACTCCTGCTTGATAGCTTGGAGCAGCTGCATCTGAGCGGCGATGTATTGCCCCAGCGACATGTCCAATACTTGGTACTGGTTGAAGGAGACACGCTCATTGTTCTTACCCTCTGCAGTAGAGTCAATGAACGCGAAGCCCATAGCATCTGCATAGTACATGAACTTCTCCTCGTCCCAGCCATGACGCTTGGGGATGGTATTCATTTCAATCAAGGCAATCTTGTCCTTGTTCTTGGCAATCGTCAGCTCCATACGGTAGTGGAACACGTTGTACAGAATCTGGTAGGGCATGCCCATACCCACGATACTGACGTTGTCAGCGTGACGGTTGCTGTACGCACGGCCATTGTAGGGCAGCTTGCACTTAGAGATGTTGTTCATCTGGTTGCGCTGCGCCTCGATAGGCTGCACTCCGACGTAGATGTCACCGTCAATACGGTAACCCTCCCAGACCTCACTGACCCAGAACCACTCCACGCTCTCACCAGCCTCCTTGTCCATCTTGTAGCTGTCGTCCACCATGAGCTCTTGGGCGACACCGAATTCGTCGACGTACGTGAGCACGCCAATCTTAGCGAAGGACTTCCAGCAGACGTGCATAACTTCGACATAACGCTCGTCATCGCCGAAGTTCTCTTCGACGCGCTGAAGGAAGGGGATAGAGAAGCTACCGCTACGGTTGCGGTGCGGGCTCTCCAGTTGGTCGACCTCCTTATCGGACAGCAGGTCGTAGAAGGAATCGAGTACAGCGTTGCTGGACATGAGCTGGCGGCGAACCACCCAGTCTCCGTCCTCAACGAACTCGACGCCGGGGGACTTGGAGAAGTCGATGTCCAGCGGGGACACCACCTCGTACTCCACGTCGTCCATGCATACACCCTTGTAGGTGTACACGTAACCGGACACCAGCCAGTCGAAGAACGCCTGCTGGAGCTTGTCCGGGATGTCAAGGAAGTCACGCAGGTAGTTCAGCACCTGCTGGCCCACGATAGCACGGGAGTCTTGGTAGGACGTCTCCACGTACTTAGCCACCTGCTCGGGTGTCTGGGCCTCCCCGTCTTCCATGCCGGTATCGAACCCCATGCGGTTGAGTTCGTTGATGAACATCTGCTCGAGGTTAGCCAAGACCTGCTTCTGCTTCTCCTCTTCCATACGGCTAACAGCATCCGGGTTGGACACAGTCACCTGATAGTTGGAGGGGCGCTGGCTCTTCTCGCCAAGCAGCAGGTCTACGACCGGCTTAAGAATATTGTAGTTACGCAGCTTAGCGGG